TTAAAGTCGGCTTAATTCAAACTGTATTTGGTATCACAAAAAGCAATGGATAAGAAAAATGAAACTCCTCCGAAGATGTGGGCCATTGGCCCTAAGAGCATATATTGCTTATTCAATATTGCTGGACATCTTCGTAGTGGGTACCTTAGTTTGGTTCTTTTTAATTAGATGAATATTGACTAATGTTATTACCAAATGAGCTAAGTGAATTGATAACCCCTTTTGTTGTAGCATTAATAATGCTTGTAATATCTTTATGGTTTAAGGATTTTGCAACAAAGATTGCTAGAGGTTTATCTTTTTCATTGAACAGGTCGTTCCAAGAGGGCGATAAAGTTATCTTGGATGGAGAAAGGGCGCTTATTGTTAAAGTCGGCTTAATTCAAACTGTATTTGGTATCACAAAAAGCAATGGTGAATGGGATGGTGATTATGTGTGGCGATATGTTCCTAATGAGAGAATACCGTATTTAAAATTAGAGAAGGTGGTAGATGAACATATTAAAGATAAAATCTAGAGGATCGTATTTTGGCACTAACTAAAGTTACAAGTGGGATGATAACTCCAGATCCTACCAATGCATCTAATCTAAGCAGTGGTGATGTGCCACTGGCTCAGTTGGGTAATGCTCCGTCGACAGATACTACAACCATCGAAGATGATATTGCTCTGCTAGGTTTTAAGGTTGCAGCGAATGGTTCTTTCGGAAAATACAATCTAGTAGACCAGACAGAAGATGCTTTCATGGATGCTACTGGTATCGATGCGTCAGCGTCTACGAATGAAACTAGAAACGCTGCTAATTATTACAGTGGAAACACAACAACAACTCCAACAGCATCGGGTGGAACGGTAACAACCGTAGGTGATTATACAATCCATTCATTTCTTTCTGGTACCTCCTCCTACATAAATGATACAGCACAAGATATAGATGTACTTGTAGTTGCTGGTGGTGGCGGCGCTGGCGCAGGGCAAGGCGGCGGCGGAGGCGGCGGAGGTATGCGTACTTTTTCTGCAATCGCTGCTCCTAGTGGAACTCATTCGGTTACGGTTGGCGCTGCTGGTGGGAAAGGAACGAATGCTACTCCATCGACGGATGGGGGAGACTCTGTTTTAGCTGTTACTGGTGGATCAACCTACACATCAAATGGCGGGGGGTTTGGTGGTTCTTATAATACTTACGCCGGACCAAACTCAGGTAATTCTGGTGGATCAGGTGGTGGCGGTGGTTCAGGTCATGTAAGTCCCGGTGCTGGCGGTGCTGGTAATACGCCATCTACTTCGCCATCTCAAGGCGCTAGTGGTGCTGGAGTAACCTATTCCGAAATGGGTGGCGGAGGAGGAGGCGGAGGAGCCTCTGGAGTTGCTGGCGCAACTAATCCCGCACATGGTGGAGATGGAACACAAAATGACTTCCGCACTGGATCGGATGTCTATTATTCAGGTGGGGGTTCTGGTCGAGGCGCATCCGCACGAAGCGGCGGAGCAGGAGGAGGCGGCGGTACAACACAAAACGGCACTACTAACTCTGGCGGTGGTGGGGGTGGGGGCACCCACGACCATGACGCTGGGGCTGGTGGTTCAGGCATTGTTGTTTTAAAGCGAATCACTACTTTTGGGTCTGTTCAAAATCTTACGCTAGTATCCAACGCCACAACAGCAGAAGCGACGGCGACTAAAGGCGATATTGTGATGACTTACACAAATGCTGCTGGAACCGCAACTCTAAACACAGACCTCACGGCAGAGTTTAGCGCAAATAACGGGACTGATTGGACATCTATGACACTAGTTGTACAAGGAAATACAGGTTCAGCATCTCCACATTTTATCGTGGCAGCGCACAACGTGACGGCAGGCACATCAGGGACGGCTATGAGGTACCGAATTAAAACATTAAATCAAACCGTATCAAAAGAAACACGAATCCAAGCAGTATCTTTAGGATGGAGTTAACATGGCATATATAGGAAACGAACCATTCCCCAAGGGAAACTTCTCTGCTACTACTCATAATGGCGGAACGGCTGTCTTTACAATGGGTCAGTCGCCAGGTACTAAAAATGCTGTACTAGTCTTCATAGATGGTGTAAGACAAGATCCTCTGAACTACAGTATTGCTGGAGTAACGCTAACACTTGGTACAGCTGCTCCTGCTGGCACGAATAACGTCCAGATCTTAGTCTCTGGAGAAGAACTAGGTGTCAATGTACCTGCAGATGATAGCATCGCTGTAGCTGCGCTAGACACCACCTCTGCTGGCACTACGGGCCAATTCTTAAAGAAATCAGGGGCATCCACAATAGACTGGGCTACCGTAGCAGGTGGATCGATTACAACCGAAGGTGATTACTTCTATAACTACAATACTATTTCTGCGGATGTAACAACTACAGTAGCAACTTCTAAGGCCGCATTCGTTGCTGGTCCAATTACTATCGCTGATACATATACTTGGACAATCAGCGGCGAACTAACAATGATCTGAGGACAACATTATGGCAGCAACACTTTCATTAGATACTATCACCAGTTCTGGTAGCACTATTACAGTTCCTACTGGCAAGACGATGGCAATTACAGATGCTGGTAACTTAACAATAGGTGGCGTGGCAATCACGACAGGCGCTCAAGGTGTTATCTCTAAGACTGGTACTTATCCTATCGTATCTGGTGACTTTACAGGTAAGTCTAGTCTAATTGTTCTCGTTGATGTGTCGGCAGGAACCAGTACGGAAGCGATCATCACATTGCCCGCTGAAGATGCATTTGGTACTTGCGCTATGCACGTTATTTCAACAGCAGCACATGGTGCTGGTAATAAGATAACTATAAAAAATGATACCCCAACTGAGGTATATACCCTTTACGCAAAAGGAGATCACTGTGAGTTTGTCTCAGACGGCACTACTGCTTTTAGAACTGGTAATGAGTTTGTAACTCTTCGAGGTTATGTTTGTGCTACTGCAAGTCTTACCGTAGCGGCGAACACCTCTATAGATGTTTGGGACGGTATGACTTATTCGGAGGAAGAAGATTTAGGTGGTAATTGGAGTACAGTCAACGATGACTTTACAGCGCCTTTTGATGGGGAGTATATGTTTCAAGGAGATTGTAAGTTCAACTCGTGGTTTCTCGGTTATAACCTAAAAAAGAATGGCACTTATCTTGCTGGAACGCATACAGACGATCATAGTGGAAATTCCAACCTTAATAACTATCCAGTGCAACTTGTGACTGGAGACGTTATTCAGTATTGGATCACGAACACATATGGTGGATCTAATACGTTGTATGGAGATGCTACTGCATCCAACCCTAGAATGAGGGCAGATTGGTGGTGTGTTCGTAGGCATTAATTATGATGAATAACTTAGAACTCGGTAATGCTGTTGAAGCGTATGTACAACAAAGTATTGGTTTAGACCAAGCGGGTATTGGTTATGAAGCGGTTCAAACCAGAAATGGGGTGGTGCTATTTTGGAATCGTGCAGAAACAGAGCCAACTGATGCTCAGTTAGAAGCAGCATTAAATACTTGTAACTGGGATAATGTACGCAAGGAGAGAAACGAACTCCTCGCCGTAACAGACTTCTACGCTCTGTCGGACGTGCCAATGTCATCTGACATGACAACCTATCGTCAAGCATTGCGTGATGTTCCAGCAAGCGTGGAGGATTCTAAAGACGTAGTATGGCCGGAGAAGCCTGCATGAAAACACTATTGGGAGCGTTTTTGTTAGCAGTTTCTTTGTCTGCACAGGCAGAGAAATCAACGATATTTCAGACTGTTGTATCGCTTAAAGTTATATGCACTTCGAGTGGTCCTGAAACACTAATGGAGAAACTTCTTGAGGATTACAATGAGAAGCCTGTGCATGCTATGGACATCAGAACAATCTCTCGATTAAGTATACACATGTACATTACAGAGAATGAAAATAATCCTAGCAGCACAATTTTATTGCATAATCAGAGTCTAAACAAAACTTGTATTTTCTGGTCAGCTAGGGATTATTT